TGATTTTAAAGCAACTTCATCAATGGCAAACTCTATCCATTCTGCCGAAAGGCGGTCAAGTGTTCCAAGTGTTGGTTCTTCGATTTTGAATTGCTTGCGGACCTTAACCGGAATATGCTTTTTTAGCAATCCAAAAAAGCGTTTTTTTTCCTCAAATTCCGTATCCTCAACCTCAAATTGTACTCCTTTATTTATAAGAGCGTTTAGCTCGGCTTTCTCTTGTTCAAGTGTTTTTTTTTCGTCCATTGTTGTTTTTTAGTAAAAAAGCCCCGAAAACACGAAGTTCTGGGGCTTTCGGTTAGATAATATTTGCGATTAGGCTTATTATGCTCCTGTGCCTGCTTGTGTAACAGGTACAATAGCAGTTTTACCGTCCGCAATGATTGTAACATTTGCAGTTCGTGATTCGGAATTAGGGTTTGCCGTAACCTTAACGGTAACAACCTTAGCAGCTCTTGTAACGGTCAGCCATTCGACATCACTCGGAGCAGCTGCATAGGTTACATTACCTACAGATGAAGCGGTTATCGTTTTACCTGTCGTATCAGCTGCACTTGTAAACGACAACGAAGAAGGTGTTACAACAAGCGACGGAGCCTTTGGAATTGCTCTAATTGCCTTCCCGCTTGTAACTGCCATAGGGGTAACTGTAAAATCGATAAGAAAAATACCTTTGGCAGACACGTCGGCATTTACCACAGCCTCAATGTCTCCATTCGGGATTTCAAAATCGAGTCCCTGTTCAGTTTCAATCAGAATAGCTTTGTTTGCAACAATTTCATCACCATCAAATCCCCACTTAGGAGCCTGTTCGGTACCTACGTTTGTACCTCCGATATAATCGATCAATGTTTGTACATCTGCATCCATGATGCTGAATGTAACTTTCGGGATTTTCTTTTGTTTTTTCCGAACTTCAGGAGCCGATTTGCCTTCCTCGAAATGTTCGGTAACATCGGCGGCATCTTGTATAATTTTGGCAGTGTCCCTGTACGTTTTGCCAATCTTTTTCATATCTGTTGGCATTACACCGTCCGGTGCTGCTTCTCCAACCTTAATTTGTGCTAATCCTAATGTTATTAAGCTCATAATAAATAATTTTTTAGTTTGTTTGTATGTTCCAATTTATGCGAATGTTTGTAAAGTGCTGATTTACACTCGGTTCTGCCAATATGGTTTGATTGACAAGTATAAGTTTCAACCCTGTTATGTTCGCATTTCGTAATGTTTCGATTGCCATATTCGACAATTCTTTTAATCGTGTGCGGTTCGCTTTAAGTTGCTGTTTTCCTCCAATCGTAACAACTTTATCAGGAACGAATATATTTACGTTAGAGGTTCCTATTTGAGGCAGATAATCTTGCGTTAGATCAATGCTGTTTACTACAATGTCTTCTTTTACCGAATCATCCGGTCGATCATCACCGACGTAAATGCCGCCGTTTATTGCGGCACTTACGGGTGATTCTCGCAACAATGAAAAAAGCAAGGTATCTGTTTCGAACGTAGTTTTCATTCGGTAGCTTTTTGAATATTGGATGTCAATTTCTCGAGCATTTTCGGCAACTCACGCTGCGCAAGGTGTTCGGCGCTTGATAGCACATTCTTTCCTTTAGCTTCGACATAAGTTGCATAATTCATTCCGGCTACAACAACAAGACTTACATCTGTTGTTTCTTTTCCGACAGCCTCTGCAAGTGCTTGACCCGTACGAATCCCGATTGCTGCCGCACCTCCTTCGGCACCGCTTGCGGCACTGAACTGTGAATGTATTGCAACCCCATCAACAAAAACAGAATAGCCTGTTGAGGATGTCAAAGCTCCTGTTTGCATCATGTATCCTTTATTTGTTCGAGCTTCAATAACGCACATCTCTCCAAGCATTTGCAGCCGTTTGATTTGTTGTTTAATGATTTGATCGAGAAAAGCATCGAAACGCTTTTGAATGTCAGCACGTGTAAAATTCGGCGTTATACCCATAATCTATTATGTAACTGACCTTTGTCAAATTTAAGCACAACGCCTTCTATACGCACATCAGAACCATCCGCATTATTGGCAACGAAAATACTTGTACCCACGTCTACTTTTTGCGAATCCTTAGGCAATTGAATTAATGATGTAAATCTATGGAATGTTCCTCCTGCAACCTGTATTTCCGATCCTCTGCCGTCCGTTTCCTCACGGCAAACGGAAATAAATTCTGTGGTTGTCTCCGAATCACTCCAATTTCCTTCATCGTCTTGTACAGATTCTCCGCCAAGAATCGAAAATAAATAATGTGGATATTGTTCTACTTTCATTTACCAATAACTTGAACGATTGTAAACCTTCGGACGCCCGACAAGCACGTTTTCTTTGCCCAATTCATTGCACAAGGCAGAATAATAAAGCTTAATTGCTTCCATATTCCAGCTTACGGAATAACCTCCTTCTGATACATTCTGCATCATCCCTTTGAGGATAATAGAAAATCTGTTGTAAACAGCCAGATCACATGCATTTATATCCAGATCGGAGGCTCCGTCAAGCGAACTTTTCAAAAGGATAATGTCAATGTCATCATCCGAAAGTCCGAACCCGCTCAATGTTTTAGTCAAATATTCCTTGTTTGTCATCGCACACGCTTTTTAAATGCCGGTGTTTACATTTCTGTATTCACCGACATTATTTTAGTTCTTATTCCATGAGGTAGCGTCTATCTGCATAAGAACAGAACGACCTGCCAAATTCCAAGCCGGGAATAGATTTGCTATACCTTCGGTCACCTCTTTTACGGGGCTTTCTTCCGAGTACTTTTTAATCAAAGTATGACCGTTAAGAGCTTTAATAGCTGCACTTCCTTCGAGCTTCAAATCAATCGGTCTTTTCCAGTACGTGTTCCCAAGAACCTTGCTTTCACTGAAAAGAATTACATTTTCCTCGAAAGGATTTTCAGTTATGCGACTTCCATCTGCAAGTTCAAGAGTAATATCCTGGTCGATAACAACAATTTGTAACCCTCTGAAAATCTGGCTTTGCTTGCTCAAATATGCGTTTACAGTTTCCAAATTAGGAGCATCTTGCGTGTTTGCCATGTTTTGCACGAAAGAAGCGCAACGTTTGTACACTTCTTCTTGATTTGCAAACGTGGTGAACGTATCAAGGCTCATAAAAGCAAACTTGTAATTTGCACCGATGGATTTGCCGATCTGCAAGGCTGCTTTGAAGTCCTTCGTAAAAGGTTTTCCTGCTGTTCCGGAAGCATAGGAAGTGTCTACGCCAATTTTCTGATTACTTGGAATTTGATAATCAACGTCATATTCCGTAACGATAGCAGCATTATTGCTGTTGGTAAACTTCACTTTACCAAGAGAAATTTGCTTCAGTGCAATCCATTCGGCACGTGCTGCCACGCCGTCCCAACAATATTTTGTATCTTCAGCCCAAAATTCGACCAATGCTTTCAGGTCAGGGTTGTTGCCTGCCATTGCTACCATGATATCGTATTCGGTCAATTCGTCCTCTAATTTCTCTCTTGAGATTGAAATTTTCGGAATATCTCCCTGTATGCGATTGATAGCTTCACGGGTCTTTCTCGGAATTGTCGCACCCCTTGAAACCAAGTCGGCGGCTATCTTTAAGCCTGCCTGTGCCTCTAACATTTTCCATGTCAGAAAATTTGTTTCTTTTAACGGGAAAAGGGTAGGATAATAGAAGTCTTTCAGATCGTACGTACGTACTACGGCCTCCATGTCTTTTTCATTCAACCCTATCATTAATGATTTCTGCATAATTCTTGATTTTTAAGGGATTAAACATAAATTACACCTTTCAGTGCGGTTTTGATTTCATCAGTTACCACTGGCGCATTTGCCTCTTTAATAATAGCAATAAGCCATGCCGATACAAACAGATTTTCATTAGCAATCACATCCTCATTACTTCCTACTATAGCTATTGGAGCATTTTGTTTTGTGATAGTGTCAGGAACTGGAAATGTCTTCACTGTTGTTCCGTTTAAAGTTGTTACAACTTTAAGATCCTCATCTTTAGCAAGAGCTTTACCGTTATCTGTCCCTATCGTGATAATGTCATAACCGTCATTTCCACGGTTTATGTTTATGATCAGCTTTCCTGTCATAGGATCTGCTCCTGTACCGGCAACGAAGTCACCAACAGCAAGAGTGTGACCCTTATACACCTTGAATGTAGTTGCATCTATAGCTGCGACAGCCTCATAAACTATTGCACCATGCTGCACAGCAGCATTATTTGTAACTGTTACAAGAATAATCTTTGCGCCAACTGCAAGAGATGAAGAAAATCCTGCAGCAAGAGTCACAACATCCTTATCAGTATAGGTTGTCCTGTCAATTGCAGTGATTGTAGCGTGCATTGTTGCACCTTCGTCTGCTATCTTATCGCCTACCTTGAAGTGCGATCCTTTTGCTATTTCAAGCGATGTTCCAGAGTTGTATGCAGTAACGACTTTCCCTGTCTTTATTACATTATACAGACCGTTCGACCCAACTCCAATCGGCGTGCCTTCAAATAGAACATTACCTCCCAATTCTGCAACCGAAACGGTTACACCGCCTGGTATGTCGGCAATCCGATGAAGGACGCATTTTGCGACACGATTATCACTTTGTCTTTTAATTGTAAGTGCCATATTAGTTTTGTTTTAAAAATTAAACTTCTTTCCCAGAAAGCTCATTGCTTTCTGTTTTTTTGCTTTCCACATAGTCGGCCACACCTTTTGAAATACCGGTTTCCGTTTTTTGTGCGAAAATGGGCTTTCCGTGACCACCTAATGCAGCATTTGCCATGTTTTGATTTGCCATTGAAATTGCGGTTTCTTTTTCTGTCAAGTATTCAGTGAATGCTTCGTCCGAATCGAACTGCATGCGCTGAAAATCTTTCAGGGTTTGTGCCTTGAAATTATCGTCTTTGCACGCAGCAAGTTTTTCGTTCAAAGCCTGAAGCCTCGTTTTTGCAATATCACCCGCTTTGTACTTTTCCAATTCGGTTTGTAGCGGCTTTACGGCTTCGGCTATTGCATTTTTAATCATTGTTGCAATATCCGTCGTGCCGTCATCATTTTTTGTCTCCTGTTCGCCCGATCCGGGTTCTTGGGCTTTCCTTTCGACAAGGTCAAACTTCTTTTTCAAGTTCGTTTCAAATGTTTTATTGCCTTCAGAAACCTCTTTGTCCACTTCAGCCCGATATTCCTTAACGAATGTTTCAACCTGTTCTTTCGTCAGCTTTTCGATAAGGGCCGATGCCTCCTCTTCGTTTGTCGCCTGTAACGCAAGTGAGCGTGCCAGGTGATTTAATCCGTCTTTACGCACGCCTGCGAATTTTGCCTGCAGTAATGCGAGAATTTTTTCTTTCATTCCAATGATTTTTAAATGTTTTAAATGTTTTACAAATCAACACATAACAAAAATAATCTGTATTATAGTAATACATTTGTTTGAGCATATATACTTATTCTTTTTTTATTCACATTCAGCAGGAAAAAATGAATTCCCAATAATTTTCCTACAAAATGTTTGTTATATTAAATAAAACAACTACATTTGTGATGAAACAAACAATTAAAATAAACAACAATGAAAACAGTAACATTACGAAAATTTGAAGAGCTTGCAATAAATGCGCACCGTTGGATATCTTTCGATTCAAAAAAACGTGCAGAAACAATTATTTTAGAACACGAAAGATTGCTTCAATCTGATTTAGAATTTATCCCTGAGGAGGAAAGAAATTTATATATAAAAACATTTGAAAATTATTTTACAAATTGGCTTTATGCACTTGAAAAATGTTCAAGTTCGGCAGTTACTGGACGATCCCGTTTTAATGTGCAAAAATCGCAAAAAACGAATAATGCTGAAGAACGCAGATATAATGAATTCCAAAGCTGGAGAAAAAAGACTTTAAAAGCGTTAGAGACAAAAGAAAAAACAAATCAACCTGCAAAAAAAAGTGAAGAGAAAGTATTTGATGGCGGTAAGATTATATATAACTATAATCTTAATAGATTGCAAATTCTATTTAACCAAAAACCTGATAGTGAGATTATTGAAAATCTCAAGAAACATGGTTTTAGATGGTCTCCTAAAAATAGAGTCTGGCAAAGACAATTGACCGAAAATGCAATAAAAGCAGCCGGGTCGATTGTTGAATCTCATAAATAATATAATTACATTTGTAATGGAAATGATAAATATAAAATCATATTATGATGACTGCTTGCGTATAATTGAAAGCAATTGTGCTATAAATACTTATATACAATTTAATCTTGGTGGCATTCGTGATTATTTCACATATCATCACTTGAATTGGATAAAAAGATTGATTATACAAAAGAAAACAAGAAAAAACATAAAGAGACATTGTCCAACTTGTGATTCTTATAATCGTTGCGGTATAAAATCTTTATCCGATAATAAAATATGAATGGAAACAGAATCGTACATGTGTGTTTTGGAGATGATAATCATTTTTATTTCGGTTCTATAGCTGCAATATTCGATAAGTTTACTCCAAAACAATTGGGAGTGTCAAAATCTCGGTTGTGGTCGTATGGAATAACACCGGAACGCCCATACCGGAACAAAATTTGCACCATATATCGTGGTGAAATTCACAGAAAAAAAAGGAAACCGTAAAAA